TAGGGCAAGGCATCCTTCCAAGAAATGATTTAAATACGATGGGCGGTTGTGTTGCTACATTTGACGTGTTTATGATACAATAAGAATATTTGCCATACTTTTTTTTATAACTATATACTATAATGAATTATTACGCTGTGTTGAAAAAACATTACGATGGTAAAATTTGGGGTATTGCTGAAGATTACAGTACATTGGACTGGGGCGACGAAACACCAAAACCTACGGACAAAGAAATGATAAACCATTGGAATAATATGAAGCATGATTATTTAGCAGATAATATGCGGGAACAACGTAATCGACTATTACGAGATAGCGACCATTGTGCTTTACCCGATTTCCCGCAACGAGACAAATGGATACTATACCGCCAAGAGCTTAGAGACTTCCCAGCAGTTTGGGTACAAGGCATGGAGTTTCCACAGAAGCCCGAATAAAATAATATATACACTAATATAAATGTACGTATTATTAATCTACAACGAGCAAGAGTGTAAGCAATTAAACTGTATATGGTTATATAGCACCATTAAAGAGTTGATGGAAAACACAAAAAACATTATTAAGTATAGTGACATAAATCGTAAAACAAGAATTTATAAGACCGCAAAAAGCTTTTTTCGTGTGTTGAAAATATCAAGTGCAGATAGAAAAAAGTATTTCAAATAAAATCTAGTACTATATTATAATGCCGTCTAAATATCTATTTTTAGAAAATGCTAACCGTAGTTTGAGCGTATGGGACAACCTACCTACCTTGCAGCAATCTTCTCGTGAATGCTATATAAGCGTGGCTTCCGTTAAATTAATCTTTGATGATGTTCCGCTCTTTTATGCTGTGAAACTTAAAATAGATTTACCAGTCATAAACTACGCATCGTCTTCCAACAGTATCCCCGTGATTGCTATGTTGTCGCAAGGCACGAATAACATTACTTCGGCGGGAACAACAGAAAATAAAGTATTTGAACTTATCCACGCCGACCAGATACAATTATTTAGTAATGATAATCTTAAACGAGCAAAATTTGTATTAGAAGACGAAGATGGTACGGAGGTTGTTTTAGATGCTGACGATAGATTAGATATTATGCTAAAAATAGATTACGTAGACCAACTAGCAGTCACGAATCAATATATTGGCGAAATACCTAAGCATCTTTAGAGAGCATCTTCACGATTATTTATGATGATATTATTACCTTCACTACTACTATCATCGTTTTCGTACATATCAATCTTAACTAAATGGTCTCGTTTATCGTTGACGAGAATAACTTCACTCTGTTCCACCAGTTTCACATAAGACGAGTATGCTTTGTTTAAGAACTCTAATTCTGAGATACCTCTTTGTTCTTCTGTTAAGGATAAAAACTTATAAATGTCTAGCGACAAGATTTTAAACTTTATAGATAATTCTTGTTCTATGGCAAGAGTTTCATTTATCTTCATATACAACTTTATCGACGTAAGGATAGTGATGACAATAGAGATACCACAAGAGACGACGCTAATGAGTTCTTGGTCTAAAAACACATCTGAACCTACTGCAAAACTCCCAGAAAATACAGACAATATAATAGTAGGTATCTCAAAATATTTTGAGACGTGTTTGTAGTATAGATAATTAATAGTGTGACGCTTCGCTTGTAACACACAGTTAAGACGTAGTTTATTTAGCAGAGTTTCCATAACATATACAAATAAAAAATTGTATATGTTATTATGAGTTCCTTTACAGGGGAGGTTCGCTGGAAATGTTGCTTCTCTTTTAATTAGAAGTGAAATACTTGATTTACAATTATTATTATTATTATTATTATTATTATTATTATATTATTATTATTATTTTTTACAGGGAAGGAATATAGAATATATTCTAAAGGGGATAAGAAGGGGCTGTTAGAAATGTTAGAAATCGTGCCCCAAATATGACAAAGTATCCCATGAGAGGAGATATTAAATATACTTTACCGAAATAGGGGCAGGATTTCTAACATTTCTAACACCTTATGGTTGGTGGCCTAACTCCTCGTCGTCAGTATCACAATCGTCGGGCGGTTTCAATTTAATACCGTGTATCCTCTCACAATCTACAACTTTCCCACCAACTCTGGACGGGTTATTCCGAAATTGTCTCTTCAAAACGATATGGTTGCTAATCAATTCGCTAAACGCTTTCTTGTTAAGGTTTCTCTTCTCTAATTTAGTAAGGTTAGAATATAGGTCACTTGCTTTGTATAAGTCAAAGACATCTTTCACCTTCACATACTCGCTATTGTCTGCCGTTGTTTCATAATTCTCCATCATCCACCCATACATCTCGTCACTGCCCAAAACATATTGTTTAGATAAATTCTTAATACGCTCAGGGATGTAGAGCTTTGCAGGTGCATTTTCCAAAATATAGTGAAAGAAAGCACACGAATGTTCTATTTGCCATACCTCGGTCTTGTATTCTAAATTGCCTTGGTAGATGCCCTTACTTTCATCTACGTCGTCAGGATTAGACACGAATGTGCTCTCAAAAGGAATATCCACGATACGCTCCAGCACACTGGTATCCATGCGTCCGCTCAACAATAGTTTCTTGTTTAATTCAATTATCAAAACCATCCACAACAAAGTGGTAGTAACTCCACAGTATAAACCACGAGCAGCGATTTCAGAACAACCCGTTAATTCTTTCGCAAAACCAGTTTGTATTTTACAACCATCTTCAGGTTCGCTGCTAACCACCATACGCATTTTATGTAAGTTGGCCAGTTCTGGATTAGCACCAGTTTTTTTAACTTCTTTGGTTAAAACTTCAATGGACATTTTGTAAGCGTATTGTCCCAGCAATTTAAATGCCAGTTCGTTTATCAAGCCCTTGCCATTTCTGCCTTGCCCGTTTGCAATAAACAATTTCTCCGGGTGTTCTCCCGATAGACACAATCTTAGCACACTAAGATAACACTTACCTACTTCAGGGTCGGGGAAAATGCTTTGGAATACTTTCGCAACCGTTGCTATTTGTGTATCAGTAGGGTTAACATAATCACGACCAGTATTTTGTGTGATATAATCTTCTTTTTTGATGTCATAGGGTAGTCCTGTCTTCAAGTCAAACGCTTTATTCTTGAACGCAAATATATATGGTTTATTATCAAATATATCTTCCGTATCACAGTGTTCACTATACATTTTATCCATTACAAAGGCAGAAACGTTAGAAAGTTTGCTTTTACCGCATATTTGTTTCATATAATCCAGAATATTTTTGTATTCTTTCATGTCTTCTTTGTCTTTCACGATTTTCAATTGATTTTCAAAATATTCCCTAATAGTATCTCCAATCATAGTTCGCAAAATATGCGGTTCTTTCTTATCAATAATTCTCCACATATTTTTATAATACAAATACATAGTGTTGTTAGATACGATGCAACAGTCTCCCGCCAGTTCCCAAAATAATTCCGCAAAATCCCTGTCAGTTGGTTCTGTTGGAAATATTTTCACAGTCATCTTCTTATATTCCGTAGGATTAGATAATTTAGCATAATAACGGATTGTGCCTTCACCAGCAGTAATTTCTTCTACAAAGTATTGAGTCCAAGCACTATCGAAGCCACTTTCCGTATAACGTTCGCTTTTCATAGACCAATCCCTTGCATCATCTTCCGTAAAACCACATTTTTTCATAGCATAAACGATTTTTAACCAATCATCTCTATTATCACAATATTTCACATCAATTAAATCCACCAACTGTTTAAGCAGCACTATATCGCTTGACGATTGTGTAATTGTATTTTCTGCCTTTTCTGCCTTTTTCGTAAATTTGTCTTTTATAAAACATTTCTCAAATTGTTCTGGGTGTAGATGGCTTGGTTCTTCACCAGTCCATTCTTTACCTACTCGCTCAAATACTTTTTCTCCTAAAAAGTCCATTTGACAGAGACTACTACAATCCACCGCGTTTTTACGATACGCATCAGGTTTCCCATTTGGAAATTCCACCCAAACGTGGAACCCTTTTGTGTTACCTTTTGTTGTCATAGAATCAATACCAGTATCATTATACAATTGTTCTAACGTATAATTATCCGTATCAATATCCACCACAGCGTAATTCGTGTCTTTTAAATTATAGCAAATAGAAATATATTGGTTGGAGGATTTCTTAAATTCGCATTCTTCTAAAGACCAATTTTGATTATCGTGTAATCCTTCTGATTTTACCGTTTTAGAATGCTTCTCATTCGGCAACAGAATGTATTTGTGTGGAATCGTTTGTAGGAAGTTTGGTTGCGTCATCATCTTATATAATACCGTAAGATTATATTTAAATCAATTTTCCGCAAATATCTATTATTAGTTTTTATAAGAATTGCTAAAGATTCTTATAAAAATAGAGTTGGGTCGATTCTATAAAGCTCCTTAACTCTTTGGTTATATACATTTCTCAAAGTTTGCACGTGAAGATATTTCAGCCTGTTATTCTGTCTCCATTTTTTTACGTAGTCATAATTATTGACGTGAGTCATCTTGTTACTTAATATATTACTGTAAGATAATTTTAAATCATTTTTCTATGTAATATTGTAATTTTGAATTAACGTAGAGACGTCCGTACCCCGATTATGAGAGATACGTCTCAAACCGTTCATAGTGTTGTTCTCTCTTAGCACAATTTTGACAATAGTTCCTTCATTTATATTCCCGATATCTGCGGTAATTTTTTTAACAATTCGGTCAATATTGTCAGTCTCTCTTAAAAGGTAATCTAAAGTTTTAATAGCGGTAAGAAACTTTGGATTTGTAATAAGGTGTAGTTTCGTTCCATACTTGTTTACCGTTTTATAATTGTTGCGGATATAAGTAACATGCTTTT